CTACTGACCCGGCTACTGACCACCGCGGTATGGGGCTCAATCAAGATGAATTTGATCGTCTTCTGCGTTTTGATGCAGATTTGACACCTGGCGTTTCGACTGCTGCTCTTGGTACTCTCCAATTGACTGGTTCTGCTACTGGTCTTGCTGACTTGAACTTTGACGATCTTGTCACGATCACCGTGGAAGATGGCCTGACTGCCGGCAACATTCAGTTGCGCCGGCTGACGCAGTTCTCCGGCTCCGATGCTGGTCTGCGCAAGCCTGGTGAAGCCAAGAATGCTGCATGGATTGTACTTTCTACCCCGGATGGTAGCGTTACCCCAGCCGCATTGGCGACAGATCTCCAGGGTGTACACACCATTTCCTTCGCCGTGAAGGATAACTTCGACAACGTCAGCCGCTCAGGCGCTGAAGGTGCCGTCGTTGGTTCTGCTCCTTGGAACTTGGAAAGCAACGAGAGCATTCCCGAGATCGACATCAAAGTCGATTCCGTGAGTGTGACCGCGGTCACCAAGAAGCTCAAGGCCAAGTGGACTCCTGAATTAGGTCAGGACCTCAACGCCTATCACAACCTCGACGCCGAGGTTGAGCTTACGTCGATCCTCTCCGAGCAGATTGCTCTAGAGATTGACCGTGAGATCCTTGAGGATCTCATCAAGGGTGCCTCTGCTGGCACCTTCTACTGGAGCCGTTCGCCGGGCCTGTTCGTTAATCGCGAGACAGGTGCTGAGATCGGTGCTGGTGCCCTCGCCCCCGACTTCACGGGTACAGTCAGCGAGTGGTATGAGACTCTGATCGAGACGGTCAATGACATCTCGGCTCAGATTCACCGCAAGACGCTCCGCGGCGGCGCGAACTTCATTGTTTGCTCTCCCGAGGTTGCTTCTGTACTTGAGATGACCGCTGGTTATCGTGCCAATGTGACCGTCGATTCCGATCGCGGTACCGTCGGCGCGGTGAGAGTTGGTAATCTCTCAAAGAAGTGGGATGTCTTTGTAGACCCCTACTTCCCACGCAACGTGGTCCTGGTAGGCCGTAAGGGCAATAGCTTCCTTGAAAGTGGCTATGTGTACGCTCCTTACGTACCTCTCCAGGTGACTCCCACGATCTTCGGTGTCGAGGACTTCGTGCCTCGCAAGGGTGTGATGACTCGTTACGCCAAGAAGATGGTTAGACCCGATATGTACGGTCTAGTTGTTGTCCGTGGACTGCTTGGTGAGTCTGGCGCCTAAGCCATAGCTTAAAAAGCGAACTTAAGCCCCGTTCTCTTAATTGAGAACGGGGCTTTTTTTATTAAAAATGTTATTATGACCATTCGAAACTACTTACCATTAGTCAGAGGAGTTTTCATGCATGGCCATACCAACATTACGACCCAGTAGCCAAACAAGTAAATCTATTTTAACCGCAACGGGTTCCCATGCCGACGTCATTGCGAATCTGCCGTTTGGGATATATGTATCAGCTACCTTTGTTTCGGGCGCCGTCGACCAGGTGGCGTACACCTATAACAAACTAGGCGGCGAAATTCTAGATATTGAGTTAAAAACTTCACAAGTTTATTCCTCTTACGAAGAAGCAGTTCTAGAATACTCTTATATTGTTAACATTCATCAGGCGAAGAATTCTATCGGTAGTCTGTTGGGTTCTCCAACAGGTTCGTTCGACCAAGATGGGCAGATCATATCCGGACATACTCTTTCTGGTTCCAATCTTGCACTGAGGTATCCTAAGTTTAAGTTCGGGTACGCACAGAGAGTTTCTGATACATCTATTGCACAGATTGGAATAGGACCAGGCGACACCGTATACTCGGCTTCGTTTGACATTCAAAGCGGAAACCAAGAGTATGATCTACAATCTATAATTTCAGGGAGCTCCAACACAAATACAGATGACGGGACGGGTAAAACAGTTAAATTTGCTGGCTTAGTTGGGGACAAGAAGATATTAATTAAAAGGGTATATTACAAAACCGCCAGAGCCATGTGGAGATTCTTTGGTTATTATGGCGGCATCAACGTGTTGGGTAGTCTGACGACCTATGGTCAGTACGCTGATGACTCTACCTTCCAAGTCGTTCCTGTTTGGCAGAATAAACAACAGGCCATGGCCTATGAGGATGCGATTTATACGAGAATATCGCACTATTCTTATGAAATAGCAAATAATAAAATAAGGCTTTATCCTCCTCCCCCCGACTCTGACCCGGACTTCAAATCTATGTGGATTGATTTTGCGATCCCGCAGGAAGCTTGGGATTCAGAAGCCGGCGTTAACGACGGCACAGAAGGCATCAACAACATGAACACGTTGCCTTTTGAAAACATACCGTACAATAGCATCAATAGTATTGGGAAACAGTGGATTAGGCGGTTTGCGCTGGCCCTTTCAAAGGAAACGCTAGGTCAGATTCGTGGAAAATTCACAACAATACCTATTCCCGGTGAGTCAGTCACCTTGAATGCTGATGCCTTGATATCCCAGGCGAAAGAAGAACAACAAGTCTTGAGAGAAGAACTGAAGACTACCTTGGACGAAATGACCTACAAACAAATTGTCGAAGACACTGCCGCTATTTCAGAGAATACGATCACCATTAACAAGGACATTCCAGTCCTCTCAATATACGCGGGGTAACATAGAGAATGGCAAATGAATGGTCACAGCCAGGAAATCCTCCGCCGCCTCTTTTTTTAGGGAAAAAAGAAAGGGATCTGGTAAAACAGGTTAATGATGAATTAATTGAAAGAGTTATAGGTCAGCCTATTCTTTATTTTCCCATTGATTTGCCACGCACAAATTTTCATTCTCTATACGGGGAGGCTGTAAAGAAGACCTTCCTCCCCCCAGTTCGAGTCTATGCCCTTGTTGACTGGGAAGGCCAAACCACACAGACCGGTAGATATGGGGTCGACAAGAGATCCTCTTTGACTGTCCATTTTCACAAAAGGAGACTTACCGAGGATCAAGATCTTTTTGTGAGAGAAGGAGATTTCATCCAGTTTGACAAACTCTATTACGAGATCGTTACCCTCAATGAGCCTCGACTTCTTTTTGGCCAAGAGGATCAGAAGCTTGAAATCAGTGCGAAATGTATAAGAGCCAGAGAGGAGGTGTTCAATGCCAAGTAAGAAACCAAGTTATTTCTCTACAAGAAAAAACACACAGAAAGATTATTCTTATACTGATGTCGAAGACACCTCCGTCATCAAAGAAGAAGTTCCATTCAAGGAATCGACGCTAGAGACTATTGATACAGCCATGTTCCGCTGGATAAACGAGGAGATGAATGTTTCCGCCAAAGGTAATACTGGTTTTAAAAAAGTTCCTGCGTTGTGGGTCTCGGCCGAAAGAGCATACCAGATTAAGAAAAATAAAGGGTTGAGAGATCAAGATGGGACTCTTATCTTTCCCCTCATAACTGTCGAGAGAACGAGCGTCGTAAAGAGCCTGAGTAAGAAGGGTACTATCTACAACTCTTTTGCAATTCAGGATGTTCAAGGGGGCTCAATAACTATTGCGAGACAGATAAACCAAGAAAAGACTTCCAATTTTGCAAACGCCGATTCCTATAGAAAGAGGGGTACGTTAGCAAGTCCGAATTCTGGAATCAATCAGAGGAACTTTCCTCGTAAAAACAAAAAAGTTGTTTACGAAACTGTGACAATCCCGGTCCCAGTCTATCTAGATATTCAGTATGATATTTACGTGAGGACAGAGTACCAACAACAAATGAACGAGATTATAACACCCTTCTTTGTTAAGACTGGAAGTTTGAATTATTTCAACATTTTCAACGAAGGCCACCGTTTTGAAGCGTTCATCCAAGAGGACTACGCTCAGGAAAATAATGCTTCTTCGTTAGACGAGGAAGAGAGGCAGTATCAAACAAAGATAACTGTCAAAGTCTTGGGGTATGTTATCGGAGCAGACACTAATCAAGAACAACCTAGGATAGTTAAACGCCAAAACGCCGTTGAGGTGAAGATCCCCCGCGAAAGAGTTATAGTTGGAGACATCCCGGACCATATCGACAAGAGGGGGTTTTATAGGGATTAATTTGTTCTTTTCGTGATGAATGATACTATTTATAAAAGAAATAAGTACACTTAATTAGGAGAATTTATTAGAATGGCAAGAAAGTTTAAGTTCATATCCCCTGGAATTTTTCTCCGAGAAGTAGATGAGTCCGTTTTGCCCGATGAACCAGGCGCTGTTGGTCCTGTAATCATTGGAAGAACACGAAAGGGACCCTCCTTCATACCTACAAAAGTGAACTCTTATGGAGAGTTCGTTGAAACTTTCGGCACTCCAGTTGCCGGCGTCGAGACTAATGGTGACGTGTGGCGCTCTGCTGAGGCAGGGACCGCACCAACTTACGCTTCCTTCGCCGCACAAGCATGGCTAGCCAACAATTCTCCTTGCACAATTATTCGCTTGGCCGGCTCCGAAAACCCCAGCGCCACCGCCGCCGGAAAGGCTGGCTGGAAAACTACAAATACCCCAAATGCTGCAGTTGGTAGCAACGGTGGTGCTTACGGGCTGTTCATTTGGAACTCTGGTTCTACCAACGTTGACGATACCACCCAGATCGGATCTCTTGCCGCCGTATGGTACTTGAATGATGGCGCGATAACCCTTAGCGGAACTATGTCGAAATTCCTCGGCGGCGCGCCCGTCGTGACCACCTCTTCTGCCGGCGACCTGATAGTATCAACTGGCAACCAAACCACTGGTGGCCAATGGAAGGTTGACATCCGCGACCGGGCCGGCGATGTAATAGAGACTAAGTCCTTTGGTTTTAACAAAGCCAACGGTACGTTTATCCGTTCCGTATTCAATACAAATCCTGTTGATACGAATAGCACCCTGACGTCAACAACTGGTTCTTATTGGCTTGGAGAGTCTTTCGAGACAAACATTCTCCGGTCGACCACTCTGTCGACAGCGGGCGGCACCCTGATTGGTGCTATCATGGCGTTGGCCGACGGCACAAACGATGGAGGAACGTTCCAGAACGAAGTTACTCCGGCTGAATCCGGATGGGTCATCTCACAGGACACAAGTGACTCCACCGGCTCTTATGCGCCCGGTAATATGCAAAAGTTGTTTAAGGTTAAAAGCCGAGCCTCAGGTGGGGAATGGGATCAGGCGAGTGTTAAGATTTCTATAAAAAATATCAAGTATGCTCTTGATACTGAAATACAACCATACGGAACATTCAGTATTGCTGTCCGTCGTGTATCTGACAACGATCAAGAAATTGAGGTACTCGAATCATTCAACAACTTAAATCTAAATCCCAATTCTGTCGATTATGTAGGTAGAGTGATTGGTGACAAGGACATTGTTTGGGACTATGAAAAGAGAAGGTTCACAGAGATTGGGAACTATCCTAATCGTTCGAAGTACATCACCGTGGAGATGCATACGTCGGTCGACGATGGCGATGCTGACGCAATGTTGTTACCCTTTGGTTACTTCGGGCCTCCGAGGTACACAACCGCAACTCTCAAATCGAATCATGCGACTGATCCCGCGGGACTCACCTTCATAAAGGCCGGCGATGGCAATATACCTTTTGGCCCGATGCCGGCTACAATCTTCTTATCACAGTCGGTCACGTCCGGGTTCACCATCGCGGACGCGGTCTTAAGTCTCCCCACGCGATTCCCAAGTCTGGTTGACTGGCAGAGAATTAGTGCTTCGGCTGGTTACGGACTAGCCGGCCCCGGCGATATTCGAAATTCTTATTTCGGACTTCAAACGAATGGCGGCTCAGATTCGGCCCCCGGCGCGACTCTGGGGTATGATAATGGATATGTCGACCTTGTCCGTCAAAAGCCCACAGGCATCGATTCGTTCGTGGCCGCGGCCGCTTCTAGTACCGAGGTCTCGTACGTCTTCAGCCTTGATGACATTAGGCCGCAGTTGGGCCTCAACGCCTGGGCTGGTACGTACGACACTTTGACTGATGCAATCTGGATCAGCGGGTCTAGGGCTGCAGGGCTTTCCCTGTCAGCAGTCTCGGCGAGTACTGACAACTGGAAGACCGTGCTGGACATGGGCATCGACAAGTTCACAATGCCCATGTTTGGTGGTTCTGATGGTGTCGACGTCTTCGAAATTGACCCCTTCAATAACACATCGATAGGGGGTTCGGAAACGGTATCTTACGAGTACAACTCCATCCGCCGCGCCATTGACAGTGTTGCAGAACCCGAGAGCCTGGATATGAATCTCTTGGCCATGCCTGGTATCGACACTCGGACCCTCACAAAACACATGGTTGATGTCTGTGAGGGCCGCGGAGATGCGCTAGCGATTATTGATTTGGAGGGTGGGTACACCCCCCGCGCCGAGTCGAACGATTCGCGCGCTGATCGAATTGGTAATGTAACAACAGTCATTAACAACATGAAAGACAGAAAGCTTAATTCAAGTTATGGCTGTGCCTACTACCCATGGGTGCAGATCCTGGACAACAACTCGGAAGCCGTTTTGTGGATTCCGCCTTCTATCGCCGCCTTAGGGACTCTCGCTAGTTCCGAAACTGATTCAGCCTTATGGTTCGCACCTGCCGGCTTTAACAGGGGTGGGCTGACGCAGGGATCGTCTGGATTAACGGTTATAAACACGGATGGTCACTTGACATCTAGAGACCGTGATAATCTCTACGAAGTTAACGTCAATCCGATTGCGAAGTTCCCTGCAGAAGGTATTGTAATTTTCGGACAAAAAACATTACAAATCAAGGCATCTGCTCTTGACCGAATTAATGTTAGAAGATTGCTAATCTTCCTCAAGAGAGAAATAAGCCAGATTGCCTCCAGCATCCTGTTTGAACAGAATGTTTCAGAAACTTGGTTCAACTTCTCCTCTAGAGCAGAGACCCTGCTTGAGGGTGTTAAAGTCGGAGGCGGCCTGACCGACTACAAGGTTGTTCTGGACGAAACCACTACAACGCCCGACTTGGTTGATAGAAACACTCTGTACGCCAAGGTGTTCTTGAAGCCTGCTAGGGCTATCGAGTTTATCGCACTTGATTTTATTATCTCCAGAAGTGGTGCTTCTTTCGATGATTGATTTGGAAAAAGAAATGCTAGTACTAGTTAATAAGAATCGACAACAGGAGAGATTATAAATGGCAACACCAAAATTTTGGGCTGACCCGGGCACCGAGCCAAAGAGAGCATATAGATGGTTACTGAGATTGGGGAACACGGTCATGCCTTCTTGGGTTGTAACAAAAGTGTCACAACCGAACTTTGAAGTTAGTGAGCAGGAACACCAGTTCATTAATCATAAGTTTTACTATCCCGGCCGCGTTACTTGGTCTGATGTAAGCTTTACTCTTGTTGATCCGGTAACCCCTGATGCTGCAGATCAATTTCAAAAGCTTTTGGCGCGCTCCGGTTATAAATTTCCAAATGACGGCAACCTGGACAACGTAACTGACACTCCATCCAAAGCGCGCTCCGTTAATGCCCTCGGCAAAATTGAACTGGTTCTGTACGCTCCCGACCCCCGCCGCACAGCCGACTCCAATATCGACTCGGCCGCCAGAGGTAGAGAGATTGGAACTTGGAAGTTGACAAATGCGTGGGTAAAATCCATCACTCACAGTGAGTTAAGTTATGAGTCGGAGGATCTAGTTAACACCGAGGTCACCCTTCGTTATGACTGGGCCCACTACAAGAAGGGCGCCGCGTAAAACCCCTTAACATATCTAATCGAATCTTTTATAATCATTAATAACAACCGAGGTTAATAATGAGTCCACGTAACAATAAAGAGCGCACATCCACCAAAGAGGTGGGCGCTCCGCCACCCCCAACCCCCAACCCTTCAGTTTCAAAAGAAAGTCCGCTTTCTTTCGTAACTCCAACAGAGTTTGTTGACTTACCCTCAAAGGGTGAGTTTTATCCACAGGGCCACACCTTGTGCGGGCAAGACACTGTTGAAATTCGCTACATGACAGCGAAGGACGAAGATATTCTAACTTCCAGAACACTGCTTAAGAAGGGTGTTGCAATCGAGAGGCTTCTACAAAACATAATAGTTGACAAGTCTGTTAACCCTGCTGATTTATTGCTGGGTGATAGAAACGCTATTCTCGTAGCCGCACGAGCAACTGGTTATGGGGCTGACTATTCAACGAGTTTGAACTGCCCTGCTTGTGGACAGTTTGTCGAGCACACGTTCGATCTAAACCAGTCAACCGTTAATTCGGGAGATACAGATTCCAAAGACATTACAAAGACTGATGACGGGACTTTTGTCATTCGCATCCCCAAAATGAATCTAGATATTGAAACTAGACTTCTGACGGGCCGCGACGAGACAAACCTGACAAAGACCAGCGCTTCTAAAAAGAAGCATAATTTAGGAGAGTCTCTCTTAACAGACCAACTCAGGCAGTATATCGTCTCGGTCAATGGTGATGCTAGCAGAGAGATGATAAACGCACTTATTGAAAACATGCCCGCTTACGATTCTCGCTTTCTGAGACATCACTACCAGGCGGTTGTTCCAAACATCGATCTTACACAGGATTTTGAATGCGACAACTGCGGGACAGAACAAAAGATGGAGGTTCCGTTCACAGCGGACTTTTTTTGGGTTAAGTGACGATCACATAAAAAATGTTTATGAAGAGTTCTTTCTTCTAAAGTATCATGGCAACTGGGATTTTATCGAAGTGTACAACCTTCCTGTTGTTATTCGCAGGTGGTTTCTGGAAAGGTTGCGACAGCAAATTCAAGACGAAAACGAACAAGAGCGCTCCGCCATTAAAAAAAACCAACGTAAGTAAATAATCTCACACCAAGAAGTTCCTTCTTCTGGATTTATTTTTATAAATACTAATTATTCTGTAAATTATATTTATATTGTTGGAGACATATATTCATGAGCAGCATTGATACAGACTTGGCACCCATCGAAATCGATCTAAACGCTGCCAAAAAAGACGAACTTAACGAAGACTACTTAGGCCAGTTCGGCGCCGCCGTTGGAATGCTTTTAAAAACAATCACTCAAGGGTACGAAGTTCCAGTTAGTGTGCGTGGGAGTGAGACTGACATTAAAAAGTTCGTCAATGTTCTGCGGGGCGAGAGAAGATATATGTCAGATTTCAATAAGTACGGACTTGATCATGATTCTACTTACTCAAGCAAATACAAGCTTGATGGGGCAGTAAAGGAATTTGAAAAATCCACTGGGCTGAAATGGCCCTTCAAATAGGAAACTAGTTTATGGCCAATGATGATGACACAGGCGCCCCCCCTCCCCCTTCCGACCCCGGCGCGGCCGCGGCGCAGGCCATGCTCGACTTCGTTAAAAAGCAAAATGAATCGATCGAACAAAGTGTGGTGCGCCTCAAACTAGAGAAAGAAACTTTAGAAATACAGCACAAGATGGTCGCCCAAGCGGGAGAGAAACTTAAGGCTGCATTCTTGGCCAACGAACAGTCGCTGAAAGAGATCGAGTACAATCAAGCAATCCTCCGATTGAAAAGAAAAGGCATAGAAGCGCAGTTGGAGACGAAAGCCAATCTAAGCGACCAGGAAAAGGAAGAAGTAAAGGAGATTGAAAGATTAGAAGAAATACTAAAACTTCGACTCGCCTCCGCCAAGGCCGTCGAGGCGACCGAGGCTCAAACTAAGAATGTTGTTAAAGCCTTAACCGGCATCGGCACCCAGTGGAGAGACACGTTCCTCGGAGGATTCGCCACCGCAGCGGAGGACGTCGACGGCCTCTCTAAACGGGTGACGAGGCTTTGGGGTGAATTAGAAAACACCATCACCTCCGCGAACGTCGCCGCCGCGGCCCTCACAAAGATGGCGCAATCCACAGCGGCACTGTGGATCGCACAAGATCAGGCAATTGCCCAATTCAACAAAGCGACTTCTTCGTTGTATGAATACAATGATCAAATCATAAATATCGAAAGAGCCAATGTTGGACTTGGTATAAGCACCGCAGACGCCGGCTCAGCCTTCGGGGCCCTCTTAACGAATGTCACCACATTCTCTGGATTGGCACCAGCCGTGCAACAAGAATTGGCCAACACTACGGCCCGAATGGAGAAACTTGGAGTCGGCGTACAATTGACTGCGAAGACAATGGAAGATGCAATGCTTGTTTTCGACATGTCAGCCGACCAAGCACAGGCCTTGACAAGTACTTTGGCAGACATGGCAATCAAAATGAAGTTGCCGATTGAGCAAGTCATAGAAGGTTTCAACGCTGCAATGCCTGTTCTAGCCAAATTCGGTAAAGATGCTCCGGACATATTTAAGAAAATTGGAGTGGCATCCAGATCCTTGGGCGTTTCCATTGGCGACTTGATTGGTACAATGAGCCAATTTGACACTTTTGCGGGAGCCGCCACCGCAGCCGGCAAATTGAATACGATATTAGGGGGAGATCTTTTAAATAGTACGGAACTACTGATGGCAGACGAAGCCGAAAGACTTCGAATGGTTAGGGAATCGATTGCTCTTTCTGGACGCCAGTTTAGCGATATGAACCGGTTCGAAAAGTTAGCCATAGCGAACACCTTAGGAATTCAGGATATGGCGACTGCCACAAAGATGTTGGGCAACGACATGGATCGATTTGGGTACGCTCTGGACGCTTCGGGACTTTCAGACAAGGACACCGCAGCACGTATTAGCGCTACAATGAGTATTACGGAAAAACTGGCACAAACTTGGAGGATGTTTGCAATCAGTTTTCGCTGGCCTGTGGAGGCGTTACACGGCCTCATGAGCAAACTATTTGAGATTAACGAGGGTGCGAAGGGTTGGCTCATCCCCACGCTCGGCCTCGTTGCCGTGGCCATCGCCGGCTTGCGCCTCCGCCAGAGGTACATGCAAGTTAAGGCCTTCGGCCAAGCTTTTCTGAAGCTTGCTGGGGACCTCTCCACCGCCGCCGGCGGTGCCGCCGGTTTGGTGTCCTCCGTAGACGCCGCCACGGGGGCCTTGACCCGCATGAACGTCGCCGCCACCGGTGCAGGTGGCGCCGTCACCGGTACAGGTACCGCTTCTCAAGTAGCTGGCGCGAGTGTCGCCGGCATGGGCACTGGCCTTGTTGATGCCCGCGGCCGTTTGGTCAATTTAGGCACCTCTGCCACCGGCGCCTCCAGTTCTCTCGGCACTATCCCCCCAGCCGCGGCCGCAGCCGGCGCCGGCGCTGGCGCAGCCACTCCTCCGCTGAATGCCGCCGCGGCGGCGGGGACGAAGCTCAGTCTTGCCATGGGCGCCGCAAGCTTGGCCCTCATGGGTTTCCAACTTGGCACCAGGCTCTCAGAATGGGCCGACCTTGATCCGTTGATGAACTCCCTCCTCGGCGTCGCGTTCGGCGTCGCCGCCGTCAAGGTCGCCCTGTCGTCCGGTGCCGCCGCGATTCCAATCGCCGCCGGCCTCTTCGCCATGGCCGCGGCCTTCGGGGTCGCGAGTTATAATAAGGGAACGTCCGGATCTGCTGGTTCGTCGTTGACCGACCCCATGGCCGCCCCGGAAGGCATCGGCAAGATCGGCACAAAGGGCGGCGCCGGCCCAGTCCCACGCCAGGCCGGCGGCGATACCGAAGCGGGTCAATCGTATGTAACCGGCGACGGTGCCTCGCCGGGCCAGCCCCCCCGCGGAGAGATCTGGTCAGCCGGCATGAACGGCCGGGTCATGAATAATCAGGATTTCAGAAGGATACCCAAAGCAGAAATAGTACAAGTCGGCTCGTCGTCAGAATCCATGGCCCGCCCGGACTTGCGGGATCTGCAGGTTAATCTCAACGTCGATAGCAGAACATTGGCCAAGGCGACCGTCAAGGGTATAGGAAACTTGCCTGAATATAACGTAAGAACTGGTCTTGCTTAATACTTAAAGTAGAGAACGAGGAATATTAGATGCCCGATTATACAGACAGTTACGCTAAAGAAAAGAATTTATACATCTATATTGAACACATTCCTACTGGCGAGAAAGTTAAATTCAAGGCTTTGTTAAAAGCTTTCTCTGATAATTTCGACTCCAGTTGGAATAGCGAAGAAGTTTATGGAAGGATGGATCCGATTCAGACCTTCCAGGGAACTAAGAGAGTTATTGAGTTTGAGTGGGAGGTTGTCTCTTACGATATTTATGAAGCTGAAAAAAATCTATATAATACAGATAAACTTGCAAACTTTCTTTATCCCGTTTATGCTGATTACGACAACTCCAACTCTATAGTGAGTGCCCCAGTACTTAAGATAAAGCTTTCAAATCTAATTTCGCAACCGGGTGCACCGGCCGCGGCCCCCGACGGCGGCCTCGTCGGAAGGTTGGACGGATTCCGATACACACCAGATTTTGAATCGGGCGTGTTCTTCGGACCTGCACCTGATAAGACGATGTACCCGCAGACAATTGCTATCCAAGGCTCTTTTCACGTTTTCCATACCCACGATCTTGGTTGGGGTGTTGACAAGAAGCTTCGTACAAAGAAGTTTCCCCATGGCGCCCGGCCCCCCCGCCGGCCCGGCCCACCCTCCGCACGCGTATCCTCGATGGACCCCAACGAGGATGCACCGCCGCCGACCGTAGACCCGGAGGACCGCGGCGTCCCCTTCACCCGCCGGGTGATGGATGCCGAGGACCTCACGCCTGACCGACAACGCGCCCGGCTCGTGGCAGAATCCCAGACGGCCGTCGGTAGAGCGCGCTGGGAGGCGATCACCAAAGCGACCGGCGCCCTCTTCGCTCGAACCCGCTATGGTAAATAAAAACTTATGCCAATAACAAGATACGATAATAGAAAGATAGCCAGAAATGATAATGAGTTTTATAGAGACTTCTTTATAGAAAGAAATGTTAATTTCATTAAACAATATCGCACTGGAACACTTAAGCATCCAACCGTAGAAGAGGTAATGACTCTAGAGATGGTTGGATATATTTGGAAAGTTGGTGACAGGTTTCATAAATTAGCAGAGCAATACTACGGTGATCCGACCCTTTGGTGGATTATTGCCTGGTTCAATCGGACCCCAACAGAGCACCACCTACGGCTTGGTGATAACTTACAGATTCCCCTGCCTCTAGAAAGGATCGTAGGAATTCTGGATGTGTGAGGTAAAATAAAATGACCACGCCCAGCACGCCCAGTACACACCCCTTCGGCGCCGCGGCGCGCCGAGTCTCCCGCGCGGCCACGCGACCGCAAACCCCCGCCGGCCGTGCGGCCGCGGCCTCTATACGCTCCGCTTTCGGCGGAGCAGCCGGCCCCGGCGCCCGCGTCGCCGCTCAAAACTTTCTTCTTTCTAATCTGGGATTTTTTGCACAGCATCACAAGGGCGTAGATTATGATGAGTTGCTGAGAGTCAAGACTGCTGAGCCTGCGTTGTTGATGAACAAACTGCTCCGGTCGTCCGGTCTAAATATCAAAAAGTTTTTACAAATCAAACCCTTTGAAATTGCGGCTCTTGTTCCGAAAATAAGATTGTTTTTGGTCTACTCGGGGAATGACACCTCCAAAAGAGATAAGATAATTGAATTGAAGTTTCAAGATAAAACCAATTCCGATATTGGAGACATAACAGAAAACATCGTCGGCCGCGGCCAAGGCGTCGGTGTTAGAAGCTTCAGTATAGAAACTCAGGGAACAAACCCGGCCGAAGGCGCCCTCGTTAGATGTGACTTAGAGATCTTTTTTGAAAACATAGAGATGCTTGCGAAGCAATCCAACCAAGAAGACCCCAGTCATTACGACTATATAGAATTGATCTTGAGAAGAACCAGGAATCCCTCAAAGAAAATTGACAGCAAGGGGAACGAAATTCCATATTCCAGGATAACAAATCGATTCGGTTTCAGGCTGATGGCTTCGGTCGGTTGGGCTATCCCGACCGGTAACCTGATTAGCCCAGAGTTGAAGAGAGTACTCAGAGAAAGCCAGGATTTAATTTATCTCCATCTTGTCAACCATGAAATAAAATTTAATCAAGACGGGACTGGGACATTGTTGTGCGATTACCAGGGCGCTATCGAGAATGCTCTTACTGATAAAGTTTACGATATTTTGTCAGTCCCGGAAGAAAATGCACGTTACAAGGAAACAAAGAGGCTTGAAGCAAGTCTTGAAAGGACAGAGACCGCCGGCCGCCAAATTGATGAAGATGATAGAAGAGCCCTCGACCGGAATCAAAAATCTATACAAAAAATAAAAGAAGAACTACAAAAACTCAAGAACCCCCTTAGAGCACAAAAGTACGCCCGAATCATAAATGGACTTTATCAGCCTCGCTCGGGACCGAGTAGGATCAATACAGTCGATTTGACACAAGATGAACTCCGTGCGTTGAAGGGAGGTTTATATCATGGAAGCGCACCTCCCATAACCGCCGACCGGGTCTCCCCCGCCGCCATGGCCACCGCCGCTCGCCTGGCTGCGCCAATGGGCGGAACTGCTAAATTCGCGGTTGATCCAAAAGACCCCAAGCCGAAGCCCGACCTGGCCACAAGGCTTACCTTTATTTATTTTGGAGATCTTATCGAGGTGGTCTTGGATATAGTGAGAGAAAACTTTAAACAGAAAGGTGTTCCAATTAAACCGGGCCACGATGACTTTAAAGTACTTCTTGGCCCGCTTACTTACAAAGAAAAGAATGGTGACGAGTTTAAAACGCGTACCATTAATTTGGCAGATGTTCCAATTTCTTTAAAATCTTTTGAATTTTGGTTTGAAAAGAACATCAGAAGGAGGGGCTTGGATTCCTTTTCTTTTAGGAGTTTTTTGAAGTCTGCAACATCCGAACTAGTGTTAGCTGCCCTCGGCGAGTATATGGATTTTGACGAGAAAATAAAAATAAGGAATCGCGTTGGAATCCAGACGTTCCTAGGACAACCACTCTCTGGTAACACTAAGCGGATCGATTTGGACGCCGGCGACTCGGGATTAAACTTGATTAGATCCGCTGCCGGCAGGGCTGATTTTACAAACATGCAGCCTTATATTGTTCTTTTTGCCTCAATCGAAGTCCCGAATTCTAGGGATCCTTCGAACATAGATGCGGATATGAGAGATGGCATATATCATTTTCATTTAGGAGCGGACCGTGGTATACTTAAAGCAATCAACTTTAACAAAACAGATATTCCTTACAATCGCGAGGGAAGGCTGACATCACAGGATGCACAAGAGGGGCAATTGAGAGACAAGTATGACGCCTCTATCGATTTGGTTGGATCCTCGTTTCTTTTCCGTCCCGGTCAAAAACTTTACATCAACCCAACTTTGGCTGGATTTGGTAACATTGGGAGCGCGAGATCAGTTTCTAGAATGCTTGGCTTGGGAGGATACTATGATATCATAAAGGTCACTTCGAATCTCAACAGGAGTGACGGGTACACAACAAATCTGGAGTGTGCGTGGGTGGGTTTTGGAAAAGGGGATGACGTCTCCGCTCCAGTCGGAATGTCTAATCCCGAGGCGGCGCCATCTATCGAGGGTTCCCCCACCCCACCACCAGCGGTGCCTTCGGAAGAACTTCTTCCCGATCCACCGTCGTATGAACCTGATCCGGCGGGCCGGCCACTTTCAGAACGGATGGACGACCCCCCAGCGGAAGACGCTGACGGCTTCGTCGACACCGGCGCCGGTTCTCCCCCTGTCGAGATCGAGCAAGAAATCATCCGCTTCCCCCGACCCCTTGGGGCCGGAGGCTTCGTAGAGTAAACAACCATGGCACTTATCGAACCTCGCGCCACAAATAATCTGGGAACCGAAGAAACTTTTATTCTTCGCAAACTCTATAAAGAAAGGGCATATCCAGTCAGTGGTCCAAGAAGTTTGGATTTGTGGTACGACAAAACACTGTATGGTAAAATAGACAGAAAGGAAGATGCCGTAACACCTAAACCGTCGATGATGAAACAGTTGCCCTCTTTGGGTGGGACTTACTTTGTCATCAATTTTGTGGCCGACGCCTTTGTTGCCATGACCGATGCCCTGCGCAAAGGTATGGCCTACGGGAATGTTGATACTCGGGCAAGTGTTTATGCGCCCATACAGGTGAGGCATGCCGCCGAAAGCGCCACCAACACGTACTATGAGTATCTGGAAATTCTAGATAAGGTCTTTGTTGAAACTTACATCCTAGCCGCCAACCGGTCGGATGAGATAACGAACTTTGACTTATTCATAGAAAGTTACGTGAGATACTTATATGAAAGGGTACCATTTGTCCCGATAACCAAGAGTTCTTTTGTGCTATCCAAGTATGCGATTCCAAATATTAGTGGCCTCGTGATAGAGATTGACACTGAGAATCATGCCAACGACATGACTAAAAAGCGTTCGTGGATCGACGATTTAAACTTTCCACTTATTCGGAAGACCGCTCAAGAGTACGGATTTATGATAGATAAGAATGCGCCATGGCGCTTTGTGGCTGACCTGTCTAGCCCCTTCATGCAGAAATACGCTACAGCCTACGGCGAAGTAGCCGCCCCCGGATCCGCCCCCCCAGTGCCTTCACCGGCCCTGGGTCAGCCCGTCTCGCCAGCCTGCCGGGCCTACCTCGACGACGACGGCGGCGCCGGCGCCCACCGTGACACCGCCGACCGCTTGCCCCCTCCGGACCGGCCCCTGGTGATTTTCGCCCCAGGCTCGGCTTCGAATATATTTGACACGCACTACGATCGTGTGTATAATACAGATATACAGTTGTTGAAGAAATTTTTTAAAGTCTCTTACGAAGGGTTTATCAACAGGTACCCAACGTATACTAAAAAAAAGATCCAACACTGCGGAGGTACATTGACAACGAGTTCCCAGGTGCTTGACAGGAAGGCTGTGCATGCACAATCTTACAATGACAGGTATAGTGATTCTTATTGGGTTCAACTTTATTTTAATTTAAGATTGAGAGAAATAGGAATTCCCTTGACAGAACCGCGAAGAAGAGTTATGATTAAACAGATGCTCAACCTACTTCCAAGATTGGGGCAGCGAGAGGTTGTCAAAAGAATAAACAAGAAGGTTGTAGACTTGACTCCC